TACAGACCTACCTTTATGATGCTTTCAAAGGTAAAGCAGGGAGAGCAGCCACTGGTGCTGTCCTTGTAGATGCACTAGAACCCGCAGTTGCAGCAGTCATTACACTGCGTGTCCTGTTGAATCAAATCACCAGACAAAGGGCTTACACTTCAGCGTCTATTGCATTAGGCATGGCGATAGAAGATGAGGTCAGGATTAGATGCTATGAGGAAAACAATCCTGGTCTGTTTAAGGTGGTGATGCGTGACCTTGAAGAACGCTCACAGTCATACACTTATAAGCGTAAGAAAATCTTTGAGACTGGCAGGAAGCAAGGTATTGAATGGCGAGTATGGACGCAGAGAGAAAGGCTTTTGGTAGGTAACGCTTTGATTGACCTAACAATTTCTGAAACAGGACTGCTAGAACACAAAATAATGAACAAGGAAGGCAAGAAGCGTAGGCTCTTGTTACCCTCAGAACTCACAATGAAAGCTATCAAAGACCTGACAGCATTCAAAGAGGTACTGAAGCCTGAGTTCTATCCTTGTATAGCACCGCCAAAGGACTGGACTACACCATATTCAGGTGGCTACCACACGCATCACATCAGAGATTTATCTTTGGTTAAGACTAACAACCACAATTACCTCTCTGAGTTGAAGCATTTTGAGATGCCTCATGTTTATGGTGCTATCAATGCGATGCAACAGACTGCTTTTAAGGTACATACAGGGGTGTTAGATACACTGAAGGAGATATGGGATACTGGAGTACACATTCCTACCTTACCACCCTCAGAAAACTTTCCGATACCTGCAAAACCCCTTGACATAGCGACAAATAAAGAAGCGAGAACCGCATGGAAGCGACAAGCCGTAATTATCCACACAGAAAACAATAGATTAGACTCTAAAAGACTACTGTTAAGGAAGACTATCGAGGTAGCTGACAGATTTAAGGATGAAGAAGCACTATATATGGTGTATCAGCTTGACTTCAGAGGAAGAATCTATGCTGTACCTAACTATCTCAACCCACAAGGGCCAGACTTTGCCAAAGGACTACTGACATTTGCTGAAGGTAAAGCCATAGATGAAGAAGGGGCATGTTACCTAGCCATTCATGGGGCTAATTGCTTTGGCTTCGACAAGGTAGGACTGCAAGACCGAATAGATTGGGTGCAAAAAAATCAGGAGCGAATTGTGAATTGTGCAACTGACCCTTTAGCTGACCTCTGGTGGGCTAAAGAAGCATCAAGTCCATTTCAATTCTTAGCCTTTTGTTTCGAGTGGAAGGGATGGGTAGAGCAGGGTGATGGCTTTGTTTCTCACCTCCCTATCTCTGCTGATGGTTCATGTAATGGGCTACAACACTTTGCTGCGATGCTTCGGTCAACAACAACAGGCAAGGAAGTGAACTTAGTACCTAATGAAGAGCCACAAGACATCTACCAGAAGGTAGCTGACAGGGTAACAGAGATGTTGAAAGAGATGGATGACCCTTTAGCAAAGCTATGGTTACAGTTTGGAGTGAAGCGAGGGTGTACCAAGAGACCCTGCATGGTGTTGCCCTATGGGGGTAAGCAATATAGCTTCACTGACTTTGTGATGGACTATCTTGTAGACCAGAAAGAGAAAGGTGACATGCACCCATTCGGTGATGACCCATTCAAAGCCTGTACGTTTTTAGCTAGGGCTATCTGGTTAGCTATCAATGAGGTGGTTCATGCAGCTACAGATGCAATGGCATGGCTACAGAATGCTGCAAGGATAGCATCATCAGAGGGCTTATCAATTAGATGGGACACACCAGTAAACTTTCCTGTACTCCAGGCATACCAACAGACAAAGCCTTATCGCATCGAGACTAAACTGTTGGGGGCTACGTTCAGACCTATGCTTTATAAAGAGACAGGGAAGATAAACAAACACAGGCAAGCTAATGGTATCTCACCAAACTTTGTCCACAGTATCGATGCAGCACACATGATGTTGACTATCGATGTGGCTAAACAATGTGAGATACACAGCTACGCTATGGTACATGACAGTTATGGAACACACGCAGCAGACGCTGAGACCCTATGGTGGTGCTTACGCAAAGCCTTTGTTGAGATGTATTCACAGACAGATGTGCTAGAAGATTTCAGGACAGACCTATTGGATGTATTACCTAGAGACAAGCATCATCTGATACCACACATACCTGAGAAGGGTGACTTAGACATAGCTTTAGTTGAAGAGTCGGAGTTTTTCTTTAACTAATACTATCCACTCAGTCAATTAATACCCACCATATTAGACTGGCGGGTCAAACCAAAAGTTAAACTTAAGGAGAAGTTTATGGAAGAACTACTGGATTTCTATTCAGAGGCAGGGATGCCAGTCCCTTATGACATCATGGTTAAAGCTGTAGAGGTTTACGGTTTTATTATTGAGAACAACTATCCACAGGAGGATATAATTGATGGCGAATGATTACATTGGAGTAGTATCTCCAGAGGGTATTGCCATATACCCACACTTAACTCAACCAGACACTAAGTTCAATGCTATGGGTGAGTACAAGGTGAGCCTATCGGTAGACAAGAGTGAGGCTGCACCTCTGATTGGAAACATTGAGACTGCAATGAAGCAAGCGGAGAAGATGATACCTCCAGGCAAACGCAAGAAGGTAGCTGAACCCCCTTTCTTTGATGAGCTTGATGATGAAGGTCAGGAAACAGGGCGTGTTGTCTTTAAGTTTAAGATGAAAGCGAAGGTCAACACTAAAGATGGACGCACGATTGAGATGAGTCCAAAGATGTTTGATGCCTCTGGCACTCTAATGTCTGACGTTGATTCTATCTGGGGTGGTTCAACCCTCAGAGTATCAGCAGACCTAGTTCCTTTTTATGTAGCAGCAGTAGGTGCAGGTGTATCAGCACGACTAAAAGCTGTACAGATTATTGACCTCAAGACTGGAGGAGGGGCAGATGCCTCATCATTTGGATTTGAAGCTACGGAAGGCTACAGCGCACCGCAGGTCGAGACAGCGCAGGACGAAGGATTTGTCGAAGATGAAGAGACAGAAGACTTTTAGTTACAGAAGTGGCTTAGAGGTAAAGGTAGCTGATGAACTTAAACAACTGGGTGTTGCATTTCATTATGAACCACCTGGTTGGGTCATCTACCAGAAGCCTCACTCAAGATACAAACCAGACTTTGTTCTGCCCAATGGAATCATCGTGGAAACCAAAGGGCAGTTCCTAAGTTCAGATAGGTCTAAGCATAAGTTAATCAAGGCGCAGAACCCTGAGCTAGACATACGGTTTGTATTCTCAAATTCACGAACACGGATAGGCAGTAAGTCAAAGACAACATACGGAATGTGGTGTGAGCGTTTAGGTTTTCAATACGCAGACAAAAGCATCCCGCTTGAGTGGTTAGAAGAGACACTACCTAAAGCAACCAAGGAGCATACGAGGGCATTATTGAAATGCAAACAAGGAAAGAAACAACGGAAATAATTATCCACTGCGCTGCTACTAAACCTAGCATGAATGTGGATGCAAAAGTTATTGACCGATGGCATAGAGAAAAGGGGTGGCTGAAGATTGGCTACCACTACGTTATCTGTCGAGACGGTACAATAGAAATTGGCAGGGAAGAAGATGCTGTAGGCGCACATGCCAGAGGGTATAACGCTAAGTCAGTTGGTATCTGTCTAGTAGGTGGATTAGATGAAGACATGAAACCTGAAGAAAACTATACAGATGAACAGTGGCTGATGCTTACAAGACTGGTTGACGGTCTTACAGCTAAGTACCCTGAAGCGAAAGTCATTGGACATAACGATGTGTCTTCTAAGACTTGTCCTAACTTTGATGTAGGAGAGTGGTATGCAGAACGATACGGAGACTAGTACCTGTATCGCACATGAGCCATGTCCACAGTGCGGGTCTAGGGATAACCTAGCCCGCTACTCTGACGGACACGGATTTTGTTTTGGTTGTGGATATTATGAAAAGGCAGAATCAATGGAGGAAATAGAAGGGCCATTCGTGGCAGATGACTTCATCAGGGGAGAAGTAAAAGCCCTGCCAAAGAGAGGTATAAATGAAGAGACCTCACGAAAGTTTGACTACCGTATCTCACGATACAACGGGAAGACCTGTCAGGTAGCGAACTATTACAAAGACCGTAAGCTGGTCGCACAGAAACTAAGATACGCAGACAAGTCATTCCAGTGGCTAGGCTCAACCAAAGACTGTGGTCTATATGGTGAGTGGCTATGGCGTGACGGTGGTAAGATGATTGTTGTTACTGAAGGTGAGCTAGATGCACTCTCACTATCAATGGTTCAGAGCAACAAGTGGCCTGTAGTATCTGTAAAGAATGGAGCGCAGGGAGCAAAGAAAGACATACAGAAAAGCCTAGAGTTTCTCGAAGGCTTTGACACGGTAGTCTTTATGTTTGACATGGATGAACCTGGACGGTTAGCAGCTAGTGCATGTGCTGCCGTCCTTACTCCTGGTAAGGCTAAGATAGCTGACCTTCCCTTGAAGGATGCCAATGAGATGGTCTTGAACAAAAAGACTAAGGAACTCATTGACGCTGTATGGGGAGCCAAGACGTTTAGACCTGATGGTATTGTTTCTGGTGATGACTTGTGGGCTGATGTGTCTACACAAGATGTGGTACACACAGTTGCTTATCCCTATGTAGGCTTGAATGAGAAGACTCATGGGCTACGCAAGTCAGAGCTGACAACCATTACAGCAGGTTCAGGTATAGGTAAGTCTAACTTAGCAAGAGAGATAGGCTACCACCTCATAGGATTAGGAGAGCGTGTAGGTTTCATTATGCTAGAGGAGACAGTAAAGCGTACTGCTCTGGGACTGATGGGACTACATTTAAATAAACCATTACACTTAGGGCTAACTGAGTCTAGTGAGGAGGAACTGAGAGGTGCTTATGATTACGTTATTGGAAATGGTAATACTTACTTTTACGATAGCTTTGGCAGTACTGCTATCGACAACCTACTCAACCGCATCAGATTTTTGGCACAAGGGTGTGAGTGTTCTTATATTGTTCTCGACCACTTGTCTATTGTCGTATCTGGACTTGGCGATGGGGATGAACGAAGGCTTATTGATAATGCTATGACTGCCTTGAGGACACTAGTCCAAGAGACAGGGGTAGGTTTAATATTAGTGTCTCACCTAAAGAGACCCAGTGGTGATAGGGGTCACGAAGAAGGCGCACAGACTTCACTGTCACAGCTCAGAGGTAGCCATGCTATCGCTCAGTTGTCAGACATGGTGATAGGACTGGAGCGTGACCAACAGGGTGAGGCTTCCAACACAACAACAGTGAGAGTACTTAAGAACCGTTTCAGTGGAGAGACAGGTGTAGCTTGCCATGTCCAATACAATCCACAGACGGGACGTTTGCTTGAGTGCAATCCAGAATTTGAAGAGGTAGAAGATGAGTTCTAGGAGGGTATATGAAGACAAGAATACATGTTAATCAACACCATATTAGAGCAAACAATAAAGGTGAAGACCTGCCTGTTCTTACTATTAAAGACTACAAGCAAAACAGAAAAGCCAACTCCGCAAAGATTATTAAGGATGGCGAAGTTGTTTGTAAGGTCGTGTATTCACCTGACAAGCCTTTGTCTTGCGGAGCTAAGGTTTGGATTGAAACAGATTTGGAGGTAGAAGATGAGTTCTGAAGAAGATGATTACGACACCTTGATACAAGCCGATGGTTTTGATTTAGCAATCATCGGGGTGGCTGAACGCATAGGTAACAAGCCATGCCTTGCTTATTCTTATGAGCAGTGTGTGGACATACTAATGCAGCAAGCTGAAATGGACTATGAGATGGCTGTGGAGTACATGGATTTTAACGTGTGCGGTGCTTATGTAGGCGAGCAAACACCCATCTTTATACATAAGTGGGAGGAGTATAATGCCTAGTTATATATTCGACCTAGAGACTGACGGTCTTCTCGATGATGTCACTAAGATACATTGTTTAGTTATCAAGGACATCGACACAGGGCAATCCCTTGGATACACAGGTAGAGGTATCTGGACTGAGGGCATCCCTAAGTTAGAGAAGGCCGACATGATTATCGGTCATAACATTATTAAGTACGACATCCCTGTTCTAAAGAAGCTAGGTACTTTCAATCCGAAAGGAGAAGTGTTTGATACCTTGGTTTGCACTAGGCTCATCTGGGCTGACATCAAGCAAGCCGACTTCACCAGAACAGACTTTCCTAGAAAGCTAATAGGAAGCCATAGCCTAGCTGCATGGGGTCACCGCTTAGGTAATTACAAGGGTGACTACGATGGTGGTTGGGAAGAATACTCTGATGAGATGTTGGAGTACTGCTTTCAGGATGTTGAGGTCACTTACACGCTATATGAAAAGATAGCTGTCAAAAATTATTCACGACAAGCCTTAGAATTAGAACATGAAGTTGCAGAAATTATACATGAACAGGAAGTTGCTGGCTTTGCCTTTGACACAGAGAGTGCTGCTAAGTTATATGCGAAACTATCAGCAAGAAAACTGGAACTGGAGACTGAGCTTAAAGAAACATTCCCTGACTGGGAGGTAAGAACTCCGTTCACCCCCAAGGTCAACAACAAGAAGCTAGGGTATGAGAAAGGTGTACCCACCTACAAAGTTAAGACAGTCCAGTTTAACCCAGGTAGCAGAGACCATGTAGCTGACAGACTGAAGACACTCAGGGGCTGGAAGCCTACCGACTTTACTAATGACGGTAAGCCTAAAGTTGACGAGATGACTTTATCTAAGTTGCCTTATCCAGAGGCAAAGATACTGGTTGAATACTACACCCTCATAAAGAGGTTGGGGCAACTAGGTGATGGAAGCCAAGCATGGCTCAAGGTAGAGCGAGGGGGGCGTATCCACGGGTCTTGTAATACGAACGGAGCCGTCACAGGGAGAGCGACACACGCATACCCTAACGTGGCACAGGTTCCGTCCTGTGGTGCGCCCTATGGCAGAGAATGTAGAGAACTATTCACAGTACCTAAAGGCATGAAGCTAGTAGGTGTCGATGTGTCTGGCCTAGAGCTTAGATGTTTAGCTCATTACATGGCTAGGTATGACGGTGGTGCTTACGGTGAGGTAGTAGTGAATGGTGATATACACACAGCAAACCAAGAAGCAGCAGGTTTAGCTGAACGCTCACAAGCTAAGACATTTATCTATGGGTTTCTCTATGGAGCAGGTGTAGGAAAGCTAGGTGAGATTGTAGGTAAGGGAGCAAAGGAAGGTACTGTCTTGAAAAAGAGATTCCTAGCAAAGCTCCCTGCATTAGCCACGCTTATTGAGAGGGTTCAGAAAGCAGCAGAAAGAGGATACATAGTAGGACTGGATGGCAGACACTTGAAGGTAAGGTCACCTCACTCAGCACTTAATGTATTACTACAGTCTGCGGGTGCTTTGATATGTAAGCAGTGGATGGTTGAGTTTAACTACGCATTGATAGAACAAGGATTGAGAGAGTCATGCCAGCAAGTAGCATGGGTGCATGATGAAATACAGCTAGAGACAAGGGAAGACATGGCAGATGAAATTGGAAAACTCGCAGTTGAATGTATCAAACGAGCAGGAGATGCCTTCAGCATCCGATGCCCCCTCGATGGAGAATACAACATCGGAGACAACTGGGCTGAGACCCACTAAGAAGAACAGGAAGAAGTTTGATTTAGATTTAGCATACGGTCAGATGCACGAAGACAGAGTGCTAGAAATGCTACAAGGTAAGAAGGTTGAAGTTAAAACAGAGAGAGGTATGTGGACTAAGACAGGAAACATAGCAATCGAGTTTGAATCTTATGGTAAACCATCAGGCATCAATGCAACGGAAGCTGACTACTGGTTTCATAACTTAGCAGTTGGTGATGATGTTTACTGTACCTTGGTCTTTGAAGTAGAGAACTTGAAGAAGATTGTAGAGAAACTAGACAACCATCGCATTGTTAAAGGCGGTGACCACTGGGCATCTAAGATGTACCTCGTCAACCTTTCTAAGTTATTCTCAACTGACACGCTAAAAATTTATAAACAGCTATCCACGGAGGCAACTAATGAAGAGAACACTACTGATTGATGGAGACATAGTAGCCTATCGCTACTCCAGTACAGTAGAGCAAGAGGTGGACTGGGGTGACGATGTCTGGTCGCTCTGGTCTGACGCTAAGGAAGCCAAGCAGTTAATCCTACAGTACCTTGACCACTTGGTTGAGGCTACCGCAGCAGATGACTTTGTATTTACATTTTCTGACAAGGATAACTTCAGGAAGGCTATCTACCCTGACTATAAACATAATAGGAAAGGGAAG